CTTCTCGTTACTGATGTGGTGTATACTGATGAGCCTATCGAAGTCACCACGCAGAGCGTACCGATGATGTTAGACCGGGAGCAAGTTCAGTATGCGAATATCGAGAGTAACAATGGAGGCAGGGCTTTTGCTAAGATTATAGAGCCGAGGACGAGAGCGAGAATAACGTGGTTTACGCAGAGGTTGAACAAGGAAAGTAGAATTATATCCACGGCAGGAATGGTAACGTATCATATCATCATGCCTTATGATTGGTCGAGCAGGTTCCCGAGATTTTATGCTGATGTGGTGGACTTCCTACGGAACTTCAAAGCGAATGCCCATGATGATGCGCCCGATGTGCTTACGGGTATGGTTGAAAAAGAAATTTTGATGAAGAGCGCAGGAATTAGGCGAACGAATTAAAAATTTTTAGGTTAAATGTTTGCTTTTAAATGTTTTATTCGTATTTTTGCGGTGAGAAACGAGGGCAAAGGGTCAGCCCGATAACAATATCTATTAACTTTTAAAACTAAAAGAATATGGGATTAGTTTGTAATTGCCCGTTGGGCGAGGCTTTGCCGGATGTACCTTTGTACGATTGCCCTGATAGTTTCGGACAAATTCAGAAAGTAATTTTCCAGCGTATTGAGAGCGCAGCAGGAGTGAAGAACGGATTCGACAACGACACGAAGAAAATCACGGCCAAGGCAAGTTGGACACCCTTGCTTACTGCCGCAGATGGCACGAAGGTAGTTGTTAGTCCGTATTTGGCTGCACCGAGTAACGAACCCGGTTCTGCAAGAACTTACGGAGGTGGTAATGATACCCCGGGCGGTATTGAGATTAACATCGGTAGAGAGCCGACTTCGTTCAGTGCTAACTTGCTGCAAGAACATCAGCAGACTATTAAGGCGCTTAAGGAACTGCAGTGCGAAGGCAACTTGGGTGTTTACCTTGTGGATGAGAATGGAGAAATCGGTGCCTTGGTTGACGACCACGACAAGCCGACTAAGTATAGCCCGATTCCTATCTATGGTTTGTTTGTGGGCGATAAGAGCCTTGGCGGTTTGGAAAGCCCGGATATGAATGCAATTTCTTGGAAGTTCGAGCCGAATTGGTCCGACATGCTGGTACGTGTTAAGCCCACGGACTTCAACGCGCTTACCGACCTTAAAAAGGCTGTGTAATGAAGTTGCAGAAAAAGCCCGGTAGTTACGTTATCCTTGAAACGGCAGAGGGTACGCAGCAAGAGTTCGATATAGACCATGCCGAGCGAATATTAAGAACCCCGGATAACGGGGGATGGAGATTGCCGGAGGATTCAGATTTTCAATTCGATTACTACGATGGCATTACAAGAAGAGCAAATAAGAGAGATACTAAAGAAACCGAGTAAAGGTGCAGTGATTCAGAAGGCGATGCGCCATGAATCACGTTTGCGTTTTCACACGGAGAGTTATTTAGACCCGATGGAAGTAGCCGCACCTTTCAGCGTATTCTGCGACTGGGTGCGCACTATGATTCCGAAGGATAAATATAGAATCTTTCTTTCGCTTTTCAAGTTCCCCACGCAGAACATTGAATTAACTAACAAGATTTACGAGGAACTTGAAAGGGTGTTTGATGGCAGAAATGCTGCGATAACCTTTCAGTTCCTCGATAATACTTTGAATGATGATTGGGAATGGTACCGACACGAGTACGTTAATGAGCCCGAAGTATGGAGGCTAAAGGGATGGCAGACCATGAAAACGGCTATTAACAGCGTGATGGTTGTAGACCTTCCGGAAGAGCAGGTAACGGAGCGCCCTGCACCTTATTTCTATTTCCTTGGTATTGAGAATGTGATTGACTTCGAATGCAAGGGGAACGAGATGCAGTGGATTATCTTTAAGCAACGGAATAAGACGATTGCTGTTTTCGATGATGATGCAATGCGGATCTACGAGTTAGACGATAAAGGGCAACTCGGTAACTTGGTTAGAGAGGCACACCACGGGCTGGGTTATTGTCCGGCAAGATTCTTTTGGAGCAGTCCGCTATCGTCCGCATATCCTGATGTTAAGAGAAGTCCGCTATCGCCACAACTTGGCAACCTTGATTGGCTTTTGTTTTTCCGCGTTTCTAAGCGTCATTTGGACTTGTATGCACCCTATCCCATCTACTCCGCTTATGCGGCTGATTGCTCGTTTAAGAATAACTCTACGGGCGATTACTGCGATGGAGGATATTTGCGGAATATTAAAGGCGAATATAAAATGCTGGCTGATGGTTCCGTTGAGCGGTGCCCGGTATGCAGCGAGAAACGCATTGCAGGTGTGGGCTCGTTCATCGAGGTGCCGATTCCGACTGATGGTGGACCGGACTTGCGCGACCCGATTACTATTACCACTATTGACAAGAACAGCCTCGACTACAATACAGCCGAGGAAAAGCGACTTGCCGATGAGATATACTCTAAGGTTACGGGTACCGGGGGTGAGGTGCAGCAGAAGGAGAGCATTAATGAGCGCCAAGTTACTGCCAACTTCGAGGATAAAAAGAACGTCCTTCTAAGTCTGAAAACGAACTTTGAAAAGGCACAGAAGTTTGTGGACGACACGATTTGCCGATTGCGATATGGGGATGCGTATATCGGTAGTAACGTGAATTGGGGAACGGAGTTCTATCTGTATAGCGCAGAGGAATTGCAGACGATGTACACGGAGGCGAAAAAGGCAGGAGCGAGCGAGGCTCGGCTGGATATGATTTCAGACCAAATTATAGCCACGGAGAATCGCAACAACCCCTTGCAGGCGCAGCGGATGTATATCCTTAAGCAGTTGGAGCCGTATAGACACCTGACGCTGGCGGAACTGATGGATTTGCAGAAAGAAGGACTTATCGACCCGATTTTGATGCGAATTAAAATTAATTTCGCTACATTTGTAGACCGATTCGAAAGGGAGAACATTAATATTACCGAGTTCGGTAGTGCGTTACCCTTCAACCGAAAGATAGATATTATTAACCAAAAATTAAAAGAGTATGCCGAAGAACAATCAAGCGGAAACGACCCTCGACAAGTTAGCGGAGGAATTGGAGGCACAGAACCCCCAACCGAGTGAGGAAAAGCCCGCAGAAAAAGCGGAAACGAAAGCGGAGGTTAAGGCGGAGGAAGAATCCGGTTATAAACCTTCCGAAAAGGAGAAACATTTGTATCACGTGGAATTGGAAAAACCTTTGTTCGACAAAACCACGGGAAAGAAGTTATCAAAGCCCGTAGTTCAGAAGTTCACGAAAGCCGAGTACAATCAGTTAGTAGGAAAGAAGAACGAAAAGGACAAGAGCAATGCAGAAATGCTGGGTTATATAGTGAATGTACTTTATAAGCCCGAATAAGAATTAGAACCATATCTAAAGGGAAAAGAAAATGGCATTAGTATCAGCAGTTATTAAGGCTAACGCAGCCTTGGCAAGCCTGACAGATGAGCAGGTTGCAGCGATTGAAGAGTTATCGAGAAACGATGAAAACACCGTTATCGGTACACGTATTGGAGAATTACACGGACAGTACGACCAAGACGTATTGAGCGTCACGGGAGTAGCCAAGAATCAGGGCGAGAAGTCCTACGACTATGTTAAAAGAGTGCTGGGGGATTACAAGACCCGCCTTGCATCCGTAGCCGGGCAAGAGCAGACTATTGCTAACTTGCAAAAGGAGATTGAGGGCTACAAGGCAACCATCGCGCAAAATGGAAATGGCGACCCCGTTTTGCAGCAGCAGTTGAAGGATGCGCAAAAGCAGTTATCCGATACGCAAGCCCTTCTCGATGCGACCAAGAAAGATTGGGAGGGGAAGTATAATAATCTAAATACGCAGTATCAGGGCAGCCTGATTGATGCGGAGTTTGGGAAAGCCTTGCAGGGTGTTAAGTTCAAATCGGTTTACCCCGAGAGCGTGCAGCGCACCCTGATTGATTCCGCTAAGCGCAGCGTCCTTTCTGCCAACAAGGCAGATTGGGTGGAGAACAATGGCAGTCGTACTTTGGTGTTCCGTGGTGCAGATGGTAATATCCTGACGAACCCCGAAAACAAGTTGAATCCGTTTACTGCTGGCGAACTTCTGATGAAGGAGTTGAAAGAAGTTATCGACAACGGAGTAAAGCAGACGGGTACGGGCACCGACCCTCTTAATAATGGTGTAGGCGCAGGCGGTGCAGTGGACTTGAGCGGTGCCACAACGCAGGTTGCAGCCGATGAACTAATTAGCAAGTATCTTATGACGAATGGCTACACGAGAGGTAGTCAGGAGTTCAGTGATAAGGCTATGGAGTTGCGCAAGGCGAATGGAGTTGATAAACTGCCGATTCAATAAGATGTAGAAGTTTCAGCATAAGACGTGCAAGGGTAACACGTGAATTTATTAACAATTTAAAAAACGTAAAGAGTATGAGTTTGTTAAGTACAAGAATGCAGAATTTGCGTTCGTCCAGCAGACTGGACAAAAACGAGTATCGCCCGAGCCGTTATGGTGCGTTGGACGTATTTATGCAGCAGACTGCCGACCCCGCAGGTATTTTAACCCCGGAGTTAAAGCAGAAGGCTGAACAGAGTATTGGACGAGTGTTGGAGACACCCGTTATCGACTATGACGGAGCCATTAACATCGGCAACACGAGAACGGTTGAGATTGCAGATAGCGAGAACAACTCTAAGATGTTGCAGATTACCTTCGCCACCTACGCATGGGGCTTTACTATTGTCCCGGCTATGTACATGAACAACGAGATTTCTATGCAGCGCGACTTTGAGACGAAGTTCAATAAGTATCTGTATGCGTTTGCTAAGAAGTTGGATGGAGTTTGTGTTACTGCTTTGAACACGAACAAGACCAAGGTATTTAAGGACGCGCTGGGCTACGACCATGACGGAGATATTATTACTTCGCCTTGGGCTGATAGAGAGAGCGTGATTGGCGATATTAATCCCATCCTTGCTGCGAATGATTTCTACGGCCCCATTCACATCATTGGTAATGGCGGTGTAGAGAGCGTGATTCGCAAGATGGCCGAGAAGGGTCTGTATAACGAAACCAATAAGCAGTTGGAGTACAACGATAAGATTCTGCACTTCACTAACGAAGTGACGAATGGCGATGCGCAGTACGGCACTGGTTATGCTGTTACCGATGGCATGTTGGGTCTGCTGTTTAGATTCGAACGTGAATGTCTGCTCGGCACGAAGTCGAGAACCGGACACGAATGGGGCTTGGAAAACCTTCCCATGCTGAATATCCCCGTGGGTACGTACTACTACGAGAGCGTAGGCGACTACAATGCTATCGCAGGCGACGCAACCGCAGATATGACGCGCAACCTGAAACAGCACTACGGCTTTGCTGTGGATATTGCAGTTATTACTGCATATAACAGCGACCCCGAAACGCTGGCGAGCCCGATTGTCAAGTTCCAAATTGGCAGCGGTTCTGCCCGTGATACCAAGAACGTTGTTATTGTAAATGATAACACGAACCCGGTTATCACTAAGACCGCAGAGTAAGGACTACTTTTTCATGCGTGTGTTAACATAGGATTAACCTTGGAAGGGGGAGGGGAAATTTCCCTTCCCTCTTTTCTTTTTTAAGATGGGATATGTATAGAGCAGAAGAAATAAGGAAGTCGTTCCTTCCGTTGCTGGGCTGGCGGCAGGGAGTTGAAGGAATGACGCAGATAGATGAGAGCCTGACGGAGAGCGAAACGGGGCAGTATTACCAAGACTTCCACCCGTTACTGACTTTGGAGAATATCCGGAGTATCGCACCCGATTACTCTAAGATAGATTCAGAGCGCACCGAAAAAGAATTGTTTTCCGATTGGTTGAGAGATAAGACCGGGGCGAGCATATTGAAGTTAGTCGAAACGTACTACTCTACGCAGATGGCTGCGAATGTGGTTAAGAACCTACTCGAGAGCAAAGTTCTGTTTGATGGTGCCGGGCGGCTGGCTGATGTGGTCCGCAATACGCACAGCATGGTAGGCTTTGAAGTGATTCCCGTGCGTGCAGAGGGAGTAACGTTACGAATTGAAAAGATTGGTTTGCAGTTCAACCAAAACGGCAATGTGCGGCTTTACGTGATGCACACGAGCAGTCCTGAACCCATCCGAACTATTGACGTGGAATACACGAAGTCGGGGGGTGTGCAATGGGTTGAGCAGTCGGATCTATTTTTGCCGTACGTGAGTGATGAGACGGATGCGGGCGGCAGTTGGTTTATCTGCTACGACCAAAACGAATTACCTGATGGAATGATGGCCGTGCAGAAAAACAGAGATTGGAGTAAAGAGCCGTGCCCGACTTGCAGCCGAATCGACTACATTAATTGGCAGGCTTGGAGCCGTTATTTAGAAATCCATCCCTTCCGGGTGCAGTCTGATGGAAATGGGCAAATGTGGGATGTGCAGAATAATATCTACACGTATACTACGAATTATGGTTTGAACCTGAAAGTCACGATGGAATGTGATATTACCGAAATCCTGATTACGCAGCGAAAAAGTTTTCAAAATGCGCTGGGGCTGCAAGTCGCATACGACCTGATTAGGGAGTTTGCCTACAATCCCAATTTCAGGCTGAACCGGATGCAGACGAACCTAAGCAGAACGGAGATTCTGTATGAACTTGATGGGGACAGCCAAGGGAGAAAGGGAGGCATCCAAGATAAGTTGGAGAAAGCCCTAAAAGCCCTGATTGTCGATACGACCGGGATGAATAGAATTTGCATCCCATGTAAGAGTGAGGGAGTCCGTTATAGAACTACTTAAGATATGGAATGTATTGAGAGTATTTCGAGAGGGCTGCGCAATTTCCTGATGGGTTTTAATGAGAACATGGAACAGATTACCAAGGATAATGAGGAATTAATCGTTTCGTTGAATGTAGACCAGCAGGACGTTGAGGGAGTGAATAACAAGGGCGAGCCGATAAGACCGCCCTACGCACCTTCCACCATCCGTTATAAGAGAAGGAAGGGGCAGCCGACAGACCACGTAACCTTGCATGATACGGGGCGGTTCCACGATACCTTTCAGATTAGGTATGATGCGGATGGCTTTGAGTTGTATGCGAGTGATGCGAAACAGATATATTTGCGCAAGCGATATGGTAATGAGATTTACGGCTTGACGGATGAGGCCGCAAGGGAGTTGGCAGATGAGGTTTACCAACCTCGAATGCTGGAGTATTTAAAAAGAGCCGTGAAGGAGGGCTAAGAATATGAAAATACCAAGAACACCGAAATTAGCGAACCCGGTTATGCTTGATAAGGCTATCGGGGCTTTGCAGGATGCGCTGGCCGATAGGGTCGGCTGGCTGGATTATAGTTTTGGAAGGGTGCAAAGATTAATCACGGAAAGGGATGGACGTGCGTATTATTACCCGGCTGTGCATGTAGATGGGGGCGAATACCTGAACGTGCTGCCGGGGCAGTCGTTGGGCAACCGGAGTTTCTTTGTGATTAACGACCCGCACGTAGTCGAGAGCAATGGAAGGAGATACGCAACGATTTCAAGCCCGTTTGCGCTCGTTTTGTGGTTTGACCTTGAAAGAGTATTCCCCGGCACCACGGAACGCAATACAGAGGAAATAAAGCGGCAAATTTTGAATGTGCTGCGCATGGCGGTACTCCCGTCCGGGTGTTCCTTCTCGATTGCTAAGATATATGAGAGAGCGGAGAATATCTTTAAGGAGTTTTCTATTAAAGAAATCGAATCCCAATACCTGATGCAGCCTTACGCAGGTCTGCGGATAGAGGGAGAAATAAAGTACATGGAGGATTGCGAAAATGATTGAGACGTTTTATATTCTTGCTGTGGCCGTGTTAGTCGCTATGCTGGCTGGCTGGCTTATTTTGTTGCTGGGCAAGACTGGGCTGCGTGAGTGGGGACAAGTCCACGCGCCCAAGTTGGTTGCAAAGATGTTAGAGTGCGATTTCTGTTTATCGTGGTGGACGTGCCTTGCTATCATCCTGCTGTGGGTTATTGCTACGGGAGACGTGAGGCTCGTTTTGGGCGCATTTGCGGCCACTCCGATAGCGAGGTATATAATTTATTAATGGAGGGCTAAAGGATGAATGTACAGAAGTATAAGGGGCATACAATCGAACTATATGATTCGATAGATGAAATGCCTATTACCCGTTTCCATAAATACAATAAATACCTGCTGATAGATGGAGGGGTCGGGAGCGATTTGGACGATGTAATAAACCATATCGACCGAGCCGCAATCTATGTTAAGGCGAACCCTGCAATGGCGCTGAATGAGTTGCAGAATTTAAAACAAGCCGTATATCTGATGAGCGAAGAAATTTCGCCAAGGTGTATGGCATTTGCTGTTTTAGTCGCCCGGATAGACGGAGAAGAACAGAACGACCTCACGGACGTAGGTTTAAAGAGAGTGCTCGAGCGCTTGAATGAGGCGAAAAAAAGTTGGATAGACGGGATTTTAGATTCCGTCAAAAAAAAAATGGATTCGGAGTTAAGTCTGTATTTCCCCGGTAAGTTTGAGGACGTGACGAGCAAGGAATATATCGACAGCCTGAAAGAGCATACCTTGCTAACGTTGGAAGGAATTACCACGGGTGAGGATAAGCAAGAGGAATTGGAGAATATCGAAACCCGGTTAGCCCTATTGGCGAAACCTAAAGTTTTCTATGGTAGAAAGAGTATCGAGATTTCCTATGATAAGGAGTTCGAGGAAATGTGTATCATTCTATCGCAGAACATTCAGACAGACCCTCACGGAATGTCGGTATTGCAGTTCTACAATGCCTTTGATTACCTTAAGAAACAGACTAAGCGCAAGAAGTAATTTAAGCGGTTTTAAGCGATTTTAGTTAACGAAATGATAACTTATAAGTCTTTGTCCGGAAACGAGCGGAGACGGGAAAAACGGAGAAAATAATATGGCAGACAATCCACTTCACTACAAAGACCTTCTCGTGCCTGATAATAGTATCGAGAAAGCGATTGAGCAGTTAAATGAACTGAATCAAGCCTACGATGCGAGCATAAAGAAAATCAAGTCGAGGGCGGAAGAGGTACAGAAGAACCTGCAATCGTTGAGCGGAGCCACGCAGCAGCAGCAGGAGGAAATAAAGAAGGCAAGCATCGAGGCGGCTGACCTTGCTAAGAAGGAGGCGCAGGCGAAGAAGGAGCAGGCGAAAGTCGAACTCGAATTGCAGAAAATTGAGACGGAGAAGTTAAAGCAGCAGAAACTGATTAACCAGCAAAGCAAAACTCTTAAGATTACGACCGAAGAGGCGATAGAGTTATCTAAGAAGGAGGTTAAGAGTATCAATGAGGCTAACGAGGCTAACAAGAAGTTACGCGCGGCAGTCCGTCAGATTACTGATGCAGAGGATAAGGAGGGAAAGATTCGCAAGCAACTTAATTCTGCAATCCTTCTGAATACGCAGTACATACAGCGCAATTCGGATGCAATGGTAAAGCAGAAAATGAATATCGGTAATTATACCGAGAGCATTAAGCAAGCGTTCTACGAGATTAAGAATGGCAACGCATCGATGAAGAACTTTGGCATTGTGGCTACGAACTTCAGTAAGATAATGGGTGCGCAAGTCGCTGGAGGGCTGCGTGAGGTTACTTCCGGAGTGGGGAATATGATTAAGGGCTTTGTTGGTGCGCAATTAGTGTTAAAGGGTATATCGTCCTTCGTGGGTGCCGTGAAAGAGGGTGCATCTACGATTGTGGACTTCCAAGCCGCGAACAGCCGCCTTGCTGCAATCCTCGGCACGACTGCTGATGGAATAAAGGAGTTAAGGGAGGACGCATTAAGGCTTGGCAGTGCAACCGCCTACACCGCCAGCCAAGTAACGGACTTGCAGACTGAACTTGCTAAGTTGGGCTTTACGCAGCAGGAGATTGTACAGAGCACATCCGGAATCCTGAAATTCGCTACGGCTGTGGGTACCGACTTGGGCAGCGCAGCGCAGGTAGCCGGAGCCGCCATTCGTGCCTTTGGTGCTGATACGTCCGAGACGAATCGGTATGTGGCAACTATGGCTGTGGCTACTACTAAGAGCGCCCTTTCGTTTGCGGACTTGCAAACAAGCCTTTCGACTATTGCGCCCGTAGCGAAAGCGTTTGGGTTTACTATCGAAGATACAGTTACCCTGATGGGCGCCTTGAAAAATGCTGGCTTTGATGCGAGTACGGCAGCGACTGCTGCCCGTAATATCCTGCTGAACCTTGCAGATAGTTCCGGGAAGTTGGCGCAGACCCTTGGGCAACCTATCAAGAACTTGGACGATATGTCTGTGGCTTTCGCCAAGTTGAGAGATAAGGGCATAGACCTTGCTACGGCTTTGGACTTAACGGACAAGCGCAGCGTTGCAGCCTTCGAGGCTTTTATGACTGCTGCGGATGGGCTGACAAGCCTACGTGACAGCGTTACTGATGTGGAGGGCGAGTTATACAAGATGAGCGATACGATGGCGGATAATGTAGCCGGGAGTATCAAGAAAATGCAATCCGCTTGGGAGGGGCTCGTATTGACCTTCTCGAATAGCACCGGAGTAATGCAGAACGTTATTGACTTCATAACTAAGGGAATTAACGAGATAGCCTACTCGATGAAGAGTTTGGACGAGCAGAACAAGGTATTGGAGAACGAGGCGATTCAGACTGCTGATACCACGATGGCGGAGTTCAGTGTTATTACGGAGAGGTTGAAACAACTCCGGGCAAGTTATGAGGAATACCAAAAGGGAGGAATGGACGCAAGCCAAGCCGCAGTGACTGCCAAGCAAGAAATGATAGACGAACTTTCTGCCGAGATTGAGAAGGAAAAGAAAATCTATGATGAGGAATACAAAAAGCAGTTGAAGTTGCAGGACGACTATCAGAACGCATCGTTTATTAAGCAAGCCCTCTTTTTGGAAAAGACGGATAAGCAATACAAGGACGCAATACGCAAGCAGGGCGAACTGCTGGCGCAGATTTCCGCACAGCGGTACCAAGCGGAGGCGAAGTTAAGGGCTGTGCAGGCTGCGGACTTGGATGAGGGGAAAGCCACGACCGGGAACGGAGTTCAGGTTAAGGGAGGAAAGCAGAAAAAGACCGCAGACAGAACGCAGCAGATTGAATCGAAGAACCTTTCGATTACCAAGGAGTTGTATGCGTCAGAGAACGCACTGATTAAAGATGGGATGGAGAAGGAGCGAAAGACGCTCGTTGATGCCTACAACCAGCAGGTTGCGGAGTTGCAGAACAAACTGAAAAACGATAAAGACCTGACGGAAGAGAGCCGGGAGAATATCAATCAGATAATTCTGTATAAGCAAGAGAAATTGAATCAGGATATGCTTGCGCTCGAATCTAAGGGCAGGCAGACGCAGTTGCAGAAAGAACAAGCCGAATTGAATCTGCGGCTCGCAGCCACGGAGAAGAATACGAAGGATG